CCACGATACTTTGATTTTGTATTTCATAAATTAAATTTAATTGTTAAAGGTCTGACTGACTACCCAATCAGCCGGAAAGCTTAAGCCCTCCATAATCCGGCCATAAAGCCGGACTAGCAAGGTTTAAAGATTTTCAAGCATTTCAGAAAAATTAAAGGCTAGCATCGCTTTGTCTGCATAACCCAAATCATCGCAGTTGTTTACTTTTTCTATAAACTCACGGTATTCTATCTGTCCCAGATTTTCAATATAGCCGTTTTTTTTAATAAAGGCCGTAAACATTTGCTTTTTGCTTTCTATCTCCCTTTGATACATTTTTGTTTTGTCCATATGTTTTTAATCCGCATAACTAATATCATTTCTCCACACTCCGTAATTTTCGTATAATTCCAGTTTTGCATCGCCAAAACCGTTCTGATACCGGTTGCTCGTTGCAATTTCCAGCATATTGTTTGTTCGCATATTGTAATATTGGATAATCGCCCCGCGCTCATCATATTCCATCATCGTATAGAGTAAGTTATCAATGGCAATATAATCTTCAGTCCCTTCCTTTTGGATTGATTTCTCCGCTTCAGTTAAGTTTTTATATCTTGCTTTTTTAAGAACGATTTTATCAATTCTTTTGTAGGGTGTAGTTTTTTTCATAAATTATGCTATAATAATAAGCGCCCATAATATAAGCCCGCCGAAGAATACGACACCAAAGCCGATGAATTGCTTGATGCAGTCCATCCGCTCAATTCTCCGGTATTGCTTATAAGTTACATTTTGTCCTTTGTAAAACATAAATTTAAAAGTTGGCTAATTCTTCAACCAAATCCATTATGTCCGAAACCTCAAATTTCGCTAGATAGTTCGGCTTGGCAAATACATCTTTACGAACGCCTGTTATGTCGTCTGCTTGCACAGTGGCAATTAAGCCGGACAGCTTTTTTTCTATAAGTTTTACCAATTTTTTCTTTGTCATAAGTTTTCATAAATTATTTGATAAATACGACTATGCAATAATTATATCAAGTCCATATCGGTAAGCAAGCCCATAATGTCGCACAATAATTTAAAATATGTGGATAGTGAAATAACAGAACAAACAAACAAAAATGTCAAACAAAAGTTCAAAGTTAATAGATGTCGCACAATATAATAATAACAACGCTCTACAATGCGATATAAGAGAAGATAATTAAGCAGATGATAGTATCATACCACCCCAAAAAATGAAAAAATACATCACAAAATATCCAGTGAATTGGCTATGGCGAGAATTAAGAACCGCCCATAATAAACTGGCTAGGAATAAGGATATAATGTTTATCAATGAATTATTTGATAACAAGAAGTATTCAATAAACACTCTGTATGATTTTGTTAAAAAATATAAGGATGAAAAAAAATGTTCAGAGTTGTATAAACTTATAAAACAAAAACTTGAAACAAGAGCTGTTCAAATGGGTTTAGGTTTTGGTGAAAATAGAACCAATAAAACAAACGCCGCCTTTTTAATTTTCTTTATGAAAAATGCCTACGGCTGGCAAGATAAAACAGAAGCGACGCATAACATCACCTTGCCTACTCCTATATTGGTAGGCCTAAAAATTAAAGGCGACACTCCGGCGATTGAAGCCGGCCAGGAATTTGAAAAGCAAGATTTTAAAAAGTTCGTTCAAAATAATAAAGCGGAATATGTAGAAGCGGAAGAGGTAGAAGCAACAACAACGGAACCGGTAGAGGTAGCAAAGTAGCTTGCCCCCTTTTTTCGTTCGTTATGGCTCATTATACGAGTAAGAAAACAAGCCGTAAGGATAATAAACATAATAGACTAGCTGTTTTTGGTCGCAAAATGTATATTGTGCGACACAGTAAGAAGAGGTATCACACCCCATCCTGATTATTAAGTGTTCCTATTGCGACAGTTTCGCTCTATAATCCCCGCCGTTTGCTCTATGGTGAGGCAGGACGAATGATAGAGGGGGGGGGAGGCATCAACCCCCCACCCCCCGATATTATATACTCCCCTCTCTGCAAAATTTTTTATTTTATTCACTTGCTTGACACACTTGCTTGACACAAGAAATGGGTATGCTAGACTTAATGAAAGGTCAACTATTATGCCTCTAATAAACACAAAGAAAATAGTGTTGGTGCGGTTTATCACAAATACTATTTTGTTTGTTGGAGGTAACAAACATAATTTCTTGACCGAAATTGGAAGAAGTCGTCAGTAATGGCGGCTTTTTCTGATTTAAATATCAATCAAGCCCTATTGAGGAATGGCTAAAAACTTGCTCAATTATTGAGAACAGATAGGATTTGCTTATAAAGGGAAAGCTTTCTGAATCAGCCCAGCTCTGTTTCACCTCCAAACAACTGGCAACTTCCATTTGTTCTTAATAAGAGATTGATTATAAGATTATTACAGCCCAGCCTTAACTCCGATATGTCGGGGGTATGGAAGGGATAACGGAGGGTATTAGGATATTTATGGCATTTCAAATAACGACAGCCACGAAGAAGATAATGAAAATGGACAAAAGGATTAGGGCTGTCCAAGGCGGCACAGCCGGGTCAAAAACGGTAAGCATACTTCTTTATCTCATTCATTTGGCTCAATCAGATAAAAATCCGAAATTAACCAGCGTTGTTTCGGAAAGTTTGCCCCATTTAAAAAAAGGGGCGATGAGAGATTTTTTAGCGATAATGCAACAGCACGGTTATTATCAGGAAGACAAATGGAACCGGTCTGATTTTACTTATAATTTTGAAACAGGGTCAAAGATAGAGTTCTTTTCGGCTGACCAACCGGCCAAAGTCAGGGGGCCAAGAAGAGATAGATTATTTATCAACGAAGCCAACAACATTCCATTTGAAACTTTTGAGCAGTTGGAGATAAGGACTAATGATTTTGTTTATATGGATTGGAATCCGACTAATGAGTTTTGGTTTTATACCGATGTCAAAGGCAACAGAAGTGATATAGACCACATTATTCTTAATTACAAGGATAATGAGGCTTTGAATCCGGCTATTATCGCCTCTATTGAGCAAAGGAAGAACCGAAAAGGTTGGTGGCAGGTTTATGGACTAGGGCAGTTGGGCGAAGTGGAGGGTAAGATTTATAGGGACTGGCAGATAATTGACGAAGTTCCCCACGAAGCCAGACTGGAGAAATTTGGGCTGGATTTTGGTTACACGACCGACCCCTCGGCCATTGTCGCCGTCTATCGGTTGAATCAAGGTTTGATTTTAGATGAAATTCTTTACCAGAAAGGACTGTCCAATAAGCAAATCGCCGATATTCTTTCCAATCAAGATAAGGCTGTGGTCATCGCCGATTCCGCCGAGCCGAAATCCATTGATGAAATCCACTCTTTTGGTATTCCGATTATCCCTTGTAAGAAAGGCAAAGATAGCGTCCGAAGCGGAATTGCTTTGGTTCAAGACCAAAGAATTTCTGTTACCAAAAGAAGCGTAAATATCATTCACGAATACAGGAATTATTTGTGGCTGGCGGATAAAAATGGTAAACTGGTATCGCCGAACGAACCGGAAAAAGGTTTTGACCATTGTTGTTTTACAAAAGATGTGATAATTGAAATTCCTGTCGGCTACATTCTTTTCAAAAAATATAGTGGCAAAAAAGACGTGTATGAATTTATGGGTTCAAAAGTAACAGCCGACCATCCTTATTTAACACAAAGAGGTTTTGTGACGCTGGACAGGTTGCGATATTCTGATAGAATAGTGTTATGGAAAAACAAATTATTGACGGAATTACCTTTAGACGATACCCAAAATCCAGTCGCAGTGAGCTTCGGAACTATTTTAAATCTTCTGCGGAGAAATGTTTCGGCTATAAAGCAAAACGGCTTCATAGGTATTTATGGGAAAAACATAATGGTGAAACGCCAAAAGGTTTTTATATCCACCACAAAGACCACAATCCACTTAATAATAGTTTGGATAATCTCAAATGTTTATCACCTGCCGAACACAATAAGGAACACTATAAAGAAATGCTACCAAAGTGGCAAAAGAATATCAAAAACACCATTAAGAAAGCTAGTGAGTGGAGTAAAACTAAAGAAGGGCAAAAATTCCGTAAAAGACAAGGTATTAAAAATGCTTCATATTTCCCAAGATACAAAATTACAAGAAATTGCAACCAATGTGGAAAAGAATATGTTGCAAAAACAAAACACGGAAAATTCTGCCACAATAATTGCAAAGCTAAAGCATTGCGGGCAAGAAGACGTTTATGCGACAACAACGACTAATGGTTTTTTTGTGGCAAACGGAGTAGTGGTATCTAATTGTGACGCAATTAGATACGCAATAACCGCTATTCCAAAACTCTATTCATCTGAAACCGGCGAGAATAAAGAAAAAAGAATTTTCAATGAAATGATAAAGAGGAAAAAGAAACTTACAAAAGAAAAAAGACGATTATTTACTTAAAAAAATGATAAAAAAAATATATAAGTTGGGAGGAGAAGGAAGGGGAGCGATTAAAAATGTTTCCAAACAAGTCGGGGACATTTTGGGTAAGACTTTGGGGCCGGCCGGAAGAAATTATTTTCTGCCCTCCGGCATTACCAATGACGGGCGGACAATCGTAAGCGAGATACGATTTGAGGATGAGTGCGAAGATAACATAGCTTTGGCTTTCCACGAAATGGCTCGGCAGACAGACAAAGACGCTGGCGACGGCACGACTACGACAATGGTCATCGGCGCTCAACTGGCTTGCGACTGCATTGACAGAGTTCCCGACATTGACGCCCCTCTTGGAGAAGCCAAAAGCTCAATGGAAATGGCAAAAGAATTGGAAACGGAAAAAGATAGGGTGTTAGAAATCCTTAAATCTAAAATTATAAAAGTGGAAAGTTTGGAAGATTTGCGGAAAGTCGCTTATACGGCTATGGAAGATAAAACTGGGGCTGATATAGTGGCGGAAACAATGTGGCAAGCGGGCAAAGACGCTTATCCCATATTGGACAATGGCTTTAACGGGAAAATAGAAACTTCTGTTGTTAATGGTATTGCTTTTCCTTTTAATATAGCGACAACTTCAATGTTCAACGGAGTGGGTAAGGCGGAATGTTCGGAAATCCCGATTTTAGTCGCCAATCATTGCTTTGAGCAATATCTTGAAGTTGCTCCATTTATGCTTTCTATGCTTCAAGGCAAGACCAAGCAGAACGGATTGGCGATAGTGGCCAAACAATTTTCTATTCCGTTCATCAACTCGGTCAGCGATGCGGTGAAGAGAGCGAATTTTCCCATAATTCTTGTTTCGGGAAACTTTCACAATGACACTTTCGGGGACATCGCCGCTTTCTGCGACGCTAAACTGATTGATACCCACCCCAAGACCGGAGTGAAGATAGCCGAAGCGAAATTCAGCGATGCGGGGTTCTGTAAAACTTTTATCGCCCGAGAAAAAGAAACTACTTTTATCGGCGGACGGGGATTGGAAAGTTTAGTTTATGGACAAGAAACCCTGACGAAAGTCGGAGTAAGGGTCAAAGAAATTGAGAAATTAAAAGAAACGGAAAAAGACGGCAAAGAAAGAGATTTAATGGACAAAAGAATAGCGGCTCTCTTGGGCGGTATCGCCACGATTTATGTGGACGCTAAAACCGTGGCTGAAAGATATTATCTGAAACTGAAAGTGGAAGATGCGATGAACTCTTGCAAAGGGGCGTTAAATGACGGAATGGTCAAAGGGGGCGGGGTTACTCTTAAAGAAATCTCTGATGAACTTGGTGAGACATCTTTGCTTTATAACGCCTTGCGAAAACCTTATGACAGGATAATCCAAAACAATCTAGGCAAAGAATTTGATTTGGAAGAAGTGTATGACAGTTATCTCGTAGTCAAGGCGGCGGTTGCCAATTCAGTCAGTGTGGTTAAAGTTCTTTTGACCATTGAAGGAATTATCGCCAACAAAGAAAAAGATGAAAAATAAAATAAGAAATTTGATAATAGATTTGATAATTGGAAAAGACAAACCAATTCCGCCTTTATCCAAAGAACAGCAATTGGGACTTTTCGCCCAATTATATGAGAATGATACTTTCCGTCTGTATCTTAATGCCAGAGAAGACTATCTGATTAAACAAGGAATGGAAAGATTTTTGGAAGGCAGATTGGACAATGCCAAAGGAATGGCGGGGCAACTTTTAGAAGTGAGAAATTTGAGATTGAGAGCAAGGGCATCTTATTTGGCAATTCAAAAATTAAGAAAAGATAATGCTGAAAAAGTTGCTGAAAAAGTTGCTTGACAAAATTACTGAAAAATAAAACTTGCTTGACAAATAAAAAGGTGATATAATTAAATTAGAAAATTAAACAGGGAACGAACCCTTGTAAAAAGCGATTATTAACTAGACACATCAACTATGACAAATGATGAATTAGAGTTGGAAACAACTCCCAACCCTGACCAGCAGGAGATTCAGCTGGAACCTGATGAGAATAATTCAGAAGACCCGAAGTCCGATGAGTTAGACAATCAGGGCGGCGACCCTCTTGATAAACTTGAAAGAGACGCTTTATTAGCCGAAGCAAAAAAGTTTCGGGCAATCTATAACAGGCACAAGCCTGAAAAGAAACCCGAAGAAAAACCGATTGAAGAAAAGAAAGTTGAAAAACCTGATTTTCTTAAAAAGTCGGATTTTGAGTTGGCTAACCAAAAGAAAGCTATCCGTATGGCAACTGCCGTTTCCGAACAGGACACGGAAGAAGTCAAATCTTTTAAAACGGATTTGCTGGAAAATTGGGATAAGGCTCGCCAGTTTTATACTCCTCGCAGGGGCAAGGATACCGCAGAGGACATTTTAGAGGACATTAAGGACGCTTACACGGTGTTTAACACCCGCAGGCCGAAGGCGGAAGCTAAACCTGACATCAGTGATTTGACTACAACCAAGACAAGTCCGACAGGCAACGCTCCCGCTTCAAAACCTCAAAAAAGTTCTCTCAATATCACTCCCGCCAAAAAACCGAGCGAATGGTATAAGTAAGGTATAAGTAATATCAAAAGTATTTAAGGGTTGCTGTTATTATAAGTTTAACAGCAATAAAATGAGCTTTATTGTTCAAAATAGAGAAGAGGGCAAAACAGTTTCTTTGCCGGCCACAGCATCTACCGCTTTCACTAAAAATAACGGAGTGAAATTCACTTCCGGTTATTTGGCGGCTTCTGCTTCGGGGGACGCTTCCGTTGATTTTATTTCAATGGAAACCAAAACCTCGGCGGCAGGAGATGGCACGGATAGTATTCTTTGCACCCGAATAGACCCGTCCGTGGTTGTTCACGCCACGACAGGCACAACACCTGTTCAGGCTACACACGTTGGAAACCGCTATGATATTTCCGCCGCTGGGACGGTTGATTTGACCGCCACTACCGACAAGATTTTTCTTATAGAAAGAATCATAAACGCAACTGACAAAATCGTTGAAGGACGATTTATGCAAGCTATCGCCTAGTGATAGGTGATAGTTTGCCGCAGTTTTATTATCAATTTAATTTTATCATTATGTTAACAACTACCGACTACACAACTTTGACCCAGAAACTGAACGAATGGTATAACGAGTCAGCCAAAGAAAAGGTGCAGGACTGGATTGGCAAGGAACTTTTTGATGTTTCCGAAACCAACTGGCAAACCTACAACTACCTTATCTTGAACGGCATTGCCAAATTTGACCGAGTGGCTGAAGGAGCCCAGCTCCCAGTCGCTAGTTCAGTAGAGGGGGATTCTGTTTCCGCAACGCAGAGGCGCTACGGAGGCCGTGTGTCCATTACCAAGGATATGCGAATGTTTGAGAGATATGACCAAATGCAAGAGTTAGTCCGCTCGGCAGTGGACTATGCTTTTGACAGAGTAGACCAATCTCAAGCCGACTTGCTTACCAATGGGTTTTCCGGGACTTCCTACACGGACATTTACGGATATTCCCAAGCCAACACAACCCCGGACGCTGTTGTGTTCTTTTCCGCTTCCCATACCAACAACCAGAACTCAACAACTGCCAGAAACCTTATCAGAAATTCGGCCGCCACGGCGAATCCGGCTCTTTCCAGAGATGCGATTATCACCGCCAGAAAAGATGCCAAGACCCACAAAGACCCTAATGGCACCAATAGACCGATTAACCTTAATCAGTTGATTGTTTCAGCCACTAATGAGGATTTGGCGGAAAGAGTTGTCTTTTCATCGGGCGTTCAAGGAACTCCGAATGTTGATTTGAACCCCTTGAAGAGCAAAGTTTCTAACATCCTTGTCTGGTCAAGACTGGATACAAGAGGAGATGGCACGGACACTTCCGCTTATTGGTTTATGGCCGATTCAAGGAATATCAAAAGCACCCTGAAATCGCCGTTCGCTCAAAAACCCCAAATGGGCGAATCAACGCAAGTCCACGATTCTCTTAACTGGGAATACCCAATAGACGCTTATTATGTGCTGTTTCTCGGCCAGAGTTTTAATTGCTGGGGGACAACAGGGGCAAATTAAAGGTCAATTATTATCAGCTTAATTTACGCTTATGCTTAATTACGCAAATCTGGTATCACAAGGACGGGCAAAGGCTTACGGACAGCCGTGGTCTCCCGAAGAGTTGGAGGAGTTGATGGCTTTGGAAAAAGCCCGCAACCTCACTCGTTTGGAGGCGGCGGATTATATCCGCAACGGCATTAAGACGGCGGAAGACTACGACAAAGCGGTGGAAAAGAAATTTAAACCGCTTGGAGTGGAAGAAGCCGTAAAAGCGTCCGCCAAGATTATTGAGGACAGAGGGAAAGAAGTCGTAAGGGAAGTAAAAAGCGGACGCAAAACAAAACAATGATTGACTATTTAAAGAAAAACCATTTGAGCGTTCTGATTATCGCTTTCTTGGTCGCTTCGTCTTTCTTGGGAAATAGACTGGAAACAAAAAATGTGGAGAGAATTGTGAAGGAAGTTGATAGCTTGGGGGCTATCAACAGAAGTTCCACCACGATTTCCAATCCGCACACTTTTCAGGAAGGCATAACAGTCAATGTTCCTCCGGCTGGCGGAGCTTCCTTGACTGTTGATGGGACATCCACTCTTACTGGCACGACTACGATTACCCAATCAGTAGACGGACTTGTTGTCGGCGGGACTTTTTCAACCGCCGCCACAGGAACTGTCAGGACGATTTACACCAACAGCACCGGCCCCAAATTCTGCGATTCTCACACAGCATTCCTTTATGTCAAAAACAACGGCTCATTTGCGCCGTCTCTTGTATTCAGTTTAGGCACTTCCACTACTGCTGTTGCTTCCACAAATCTTGTGGCTTCAAGCACAGTAGCGACTACAACTACGACAATTATAGTGCCGACTGCTTCAAGTTTCATTCTGGCCGCAGGCGATGTTTTGACTGCTATTATCGGCGACATTACCAATACTTCGGCTTCCTCTACTTACTATGGTAATTGGAGCGCGGAAGCGGGGGTGTGGTGTCAGGACATTTCCATTTAGCTTTTACTCACCGTTTTATACTTGTGATATAGAGCGGTGCGATAAGAGCTAAAAATTAACAACTAAATTAAAAAAATGAAAATACTAGCAGGGATAGCAATTTTAATATCAATAATAGCCATAGTAATTTCTTTTAAAGGAAAAGAACAAACAAACTTAAAAGGTATGTTTTCAAGAGTGGCTTCTTCTTCTACGATAACGGTCGGGATACAGGAAAATAAAACTCTTTTTTCCGCTAAACCCTCTTGTTCCTCCCGTATTATCTCCACAAAAGCCCAAGCGATTATGCTTTCTTTCCATTCGGCTGTAACTCCGACTTCAATGGATGGAAATTGGCAGGGAGCCAGCACTACTGTCGCCTACTCATCTGATGATTATGGTTGCGGAGCGGTATCGGCTTTTGGAGTAAATGCTTCCAGCACAATTACCATTACGGAAACTACTCTATAAATATGCTTGTAATAAGTTGGAAAAATAAACAGCTTCTCATAAATCAAAGCCACCTTTTGAATTTAAAGATGGAAGAAACCCATTTAACGGCGGACATCGCCGCCGCTTCGGGGACTTTGACTGTTTCCAACATCAACAGGTTCGGTATAAATCAAAACTTAATCATCAACCCATTCGGAGAAACGGCGGAGTTTGTCAAAACCCACGCCACCACCGTTCCGTCCGGAGCGACCATAACCTTGGCGGCTAATACTTCTTTCGCTCATTACGCCGGAGAGAAAGTTTATCTTATTCCCTTTAACCAGATTGAATTGGCTCACACCACGACTTTAACGGGAACAAAAACCGCTTTAACCACGACTGCGTTAAACGGACTGGTGGCTTTGGAAGCGGATAATCCAATACTTGTCTATCCCGAACCTGAATATAATTCGGGATATTATTTCGGGCGATATGTGAATAATATCGGAGTGGTTTTTACCGCCGCCACAACGGACATTATCACCTCAACGGCTCACGGATTGGTTAATGGGGATATTATAAAAGTTATTTCTGGCACAACTCTGCCTGCCGGACTTTCCACGACAGTTCTTTATTATGTGATTTCATCCGCCACCAATACTTTTAGCGTGTCTTTGACTAATGGCGGTTCAGCGGTGGATATTACCGACACAGGCACGGGAACGCACACTTGGTATAAATGCTCTCTTTATTCGGACGGGGTTCAATATGGAACTTGGGAAAGAAGCTCGGTTGGTTTTATGACAGAAAGGGCTTTGAGAGATTTGGAATTGGATTTTTCCGACAAACTTACTATCCAAGATTGCTATGAATGGGCGAATGATGGGCTTAAACTTGTTCAAGGAAAATTAAAAAGGTGGCCGGAGCATTATTCCTATAACGCTGTATTAGGACAAGTTTCAAGAGGAACGAACATTTTGGCAATGCCGACAGACGCTTATGACACCGAAACAAACAAGAGTTTAATCGCTGTCAGGATAGGCGACAACGGAAAACTGGATTATTTAGACCCTGTTTGGTTTGAGGCTCAAATGACGGGGGTCAAGAGGACGCAAGTAACTACCCAAGCCGTATCGGGACAGACGACTTTGGAAATAGACAATTCTTATGATTTTGCCGATAGCGGTTCGGTTAATGTTTATGTGTCGGGGACGAAATACAGTATCACTTATACTGGCGTAACTCGCTCCGCTACTGTTGGTATTCTTACCGGTGTTCCCGCTTCGGGGACAGGTTCAATTTCCGTAACAATAGCGGTGGACACTTATGTTTGGCAGGACGAGGACGAGGGCATACCAAGCTCTTTTACTGTGCGAAACGGGAACATAGAATTTTGGCCTTTGGCGGACGGCAATGAAGACAATTCCAATATCTACGGGGATTACGCCAAAGTTATTACAATGGTGGACAGCGATGGCGACACTATTGACCTGCAAAGATACGATATGATTTCCGATTTTCTAAAATGGCGAATGAAAATGAAAGCAAAGAACAACGGGATTTTGGATTACACGGACGGATTTTATATCGGATTTAAAGAAAAACTTAATGATGCTATTAGAACTCTTCCTTCAAATAACAGGTTTAGAATGCGACCATCTTTAAACAAAATGTATAAACGAGGCAACCTTACAAGGAAAGCCAATTTGCAAAGTTTGGATTATTCACAACAGTAAACAACAATGCCAAGTATAAAAATACAAGACTTTAGCGGGGCGATGTTATCGGACGCAAATGTTTCTCTTTCTCCCGCCAATACAGTAAACCTGCTTCTAAATTGCGAAGCGGATATTGAGATTGGTTCGGTAGTCTCCCGTCCAGGCAGAGCGACTATTGGAACGCAAATGGTGGACAATATGACCGTGTTGGGACTTCACCAGCATATAGATGTGGACACCGCCGCCAACAACAAACTTTTCGGAACTATCAATGCTTCGGGTGGAGCGACCTCCGTGATTTACGATGTTAATGATGTGGCGGGCGGAGTGGTGGTAACCGGACTGACTGCCAGCAAAAAAATGCGTTCCCTTGTCTTTAACGGGGCGACTTTGTTTATCAATGGAACGGACGCGGAAAGAAGTTACACCTCGGCTGGTTGGATAACTACCGGAGGAGCATTTGATTTGGCTAATATGCCGGCGGGAAACTTATGCATAGAGTTCCTAGACCGGGTGTATATCGCAGGAGTAACGGCTACTTTGACTAGAATTTTCTATTCGGGAGTTTCCAATGGTTCAACAGTGTCTTGGACTTCTGGTAATGGTTTCGTGGATATAGAACCGGAAGACGGCGGGGGGCCGATAACGGCCTTAGGGAAAGTTCCGGGTTATGTCCTTATTTTCAAAGAAAGAAGTTTGCATCGTTGGAATTTCAGCTCGGCTTTTCCTGAAAGTCTTATTCAAATAGGCACACCCTCGCAGGAAAGCGTGGTAATGGGCGGAGGACTTTGCGCGTTTTATTCCAATTCCAATGAAAACGCCAAAGGATTTTATATCACCAACGGCTCTCGTCCTGTCTGCATATCCCAAGACAACAAAAGACCGATTAAGAAGTGGGTGGACGCTATCGCTTCGGCTTCGGAAGCCAACATCGCTGGTTGGGCGACAGACCGATATTTCGCTTGGAGCGTGGGCGACCTTACTGTGGATGGGGAAACTTACAGCAATGTGGTTTTTAAATACAATAGGATTTTAAATCAATGGTCAGTCAGGACTTATCCGACCGAGTTCAGGGTTTTTGCCAATTATTTGGTGTCGGGCGTAAATACCACAGTCGGGGGGGATGATGATGGTTCGGTGTATAGAATGGACAAACCAGCGACTTACACCGATGCTACCACGACCACCACCGCCAATTTTCCTTTTAAAATAAGAACTCATCATAATAATTTTGGGGAAAACAAAGAAAAAGAAATAGCGGACAGAATAGTGATACGGGGTAAAAATTTAAACTCGGTAAAATGTTTCGCTTATGTCAATGAAATTCTTGACCCGATAGAGATAAATGGCAAAGGTTTTTTAAATAAAGTTCTTTCGGTTTTAGGAATTAGCAAAACGATTAAAGGAACAACAATTTCATTGGAAGTGTCGGGCGAGTCGGCCGGTTCGCCTGTGTATGTGAGAGAAATAGAAATCCCAGAACCGAAAGTTATAAATAATTATGTCTAAACTTGAAAATAATTTAGAATACAATTTAGATGATTTGTTTGAGGGCGACTTGCCCGAATCTATTGAATTGCCGGAGTTGGCTGATACGCCGTCATCCGTCAATCAATTCACAGATGGTGTTTCTGGTGGAGCGATAAAAGACGGAGAACTTGGAGGAAATTTAATAGGGGATAAATTGTCTTGGACAGGTTCAAAATTAACTATTACTGGAGAACTAAATATTGGAACTTTGTTTTTTAATAGGCAATATGTTATGACATATTTTGAAAGTCTTGATGGTTTTACTTCTTTAGCGACAGGTACTGGAGTTAATACCGTAGGATTGGGAAGTTTATATTTGCGAACTGGTTCAACAATAAATAGTAAGGCGGGCATTTCTAACGATAATCTATCAATTTTCCCTTTAGATTTTCAGAGCAAAAACTCAATTTTTGAAACAGTATTGGCGATTCCCACATTGACAGGTTCAAATTTTGATTCGTACTTTGCGGTTGGACAAATATTGGTTGGGGATAATACAGACCAAGGATATGGATTTAGAATAACTAATGATGTTTTGTACGCCTTTGTTGAAGTAGATGGGGTACAAACGACAAGTACAATTACCGGGATTACACTTGGAAACGCCAATGCTTATTTGGTAAGAAATAATGCTTCAACTAATACGGTCACTTTTTATGTAAATGGAGTGCTGAAAGCGACTTTGACGGCTAATTATGGTGTTGGTGCGAGTTTAATTGAGGAGAGATTTTTGTTTTACATTACAAATACAGTAGCCACTTCTCGCGAAATGTATGTAAATCACGCAATATTTGCTCAAGATTTATAGATTTATAGATTTATAATAAAATGGGAAAAATTAGAGACGAGGAATTTGAAAACTTAAAAATTGAAAACAATAATCTAAAATCAGATATTGAAATTTAATAAATAATGAGAAAAATGTTATAATATAATATGACTTTAATTAAAGGAAAAGTATTAACAAATGCTGAGCGTTGCAAAAGGCGTTTTATTAAACATCCAGAAAGGCACAGGAAGTCTATCAATGAATATCGTCGCAAACAACGCTTGGCCGCAATCGCTATTTTGGGAGGAGTTTGCAAAAAATGTGGTTTTAGTGATGTGCGGGCATTACAAATAGACCATATAAATGGAGGAGGGGTTAAAGAATTAAAAAAAGTTAATGGCACTGAACATACCAAAAAAGTAATTAGAAGCGTTTTGAATAAAGAGAATAAATATCAACTTCTCTGTGCGAATTGCAATTGGATAAAAAGAGTTTTAAATAAAGAAGCAACTGGTCGTCCATTAATCAAAAATAATATTATAATATAACTATGACAAATCCCACACAAAATAATTTCAGGTTAAGCGATGGAACAATAATCAGAGCTGATATAAATCCTAATCAAGCGGCTACTGTTGATGTCGCCCCTATTTTGACAGGAAAAATTGCGGCTGATATTCCAAAAGAAATTTTGCAAATGGAAAGGGATTTGCAGGCAAAAGGGATTAAAGGAACTCCTTACAATGCGAATACATCAATCCAACCGCCCGGAATAAATCTTTCCAATACTAAATCCACTGCTGATGTCGGTATTAAAACGGCTCCAATTTTATTTCCAAATCAAGGAAGTGGCAATACTGCCGGAGGCGGTGGCAGTAGTGTAACAGTTAAAACCTTTACCACCCCTAGCGGAGCGGTAGTGGACGAAAAAGGAAACTTAATCAGCTCGCCGGGCAACCAACAAAGCAACCAACCGCTTCCCGACCAACCTCACCCCAGCGACACCTCTTTGGCAGACTTGCTCAAAAATCCCAACATTACCCAAGACCAAAAAAATATGATTAAGGGGGTGTATGATATTGTTTCTAAATACGATGAAGCCCAAGCAAAAAAACTGGTAGCCGCTTTTAATGTCGCCACAGAGTTTTCAGACCCTTTTTTTAAAGCCCAGACAGCGATGGTGATTAATTCTCTAAATAGAGGGCTTGCGACTAACACAAAAGATTTGAAATTTGATGAAACTCAACTGCAAAACACTCTTACTGATTTGAAAGCAAACATAGCGGCGTCAAAAGACTACGCCGATTTTGAAAAAACAAAGCAGTTGGAAGAATTGGCTGGAAATTATGAAGTGGATTTGGAAACCATTCGGCAAAACTTGGCATCAGTCGGCAAAACTTCTTCTTCCGTCCGTTCTCGCTCGGAACAATTACTGCAAGAACAAAATGAGGGGATGGTGGAAAGCGTTGGAAAAAAATTCAGTTTTCAGACAAGGGGATTGGAAAGGCAACAGGCTTCCGCCGTAAGAGATTTGCCTCTTGAATTGGAACGGCTCCGAGATAAATCCACCCAAGCCAGAATAGAAGCGTTAAGAACTGCCGAACAGCAAGTCGGAAGCGGGGCATTAAGCGGATATGCCGACCTTTTTGGAGGCATTGGCGGAGAACTGCCGAGAAAACAAGTAACAGACGCTTTATCATTTAGTTCAAATTGGTTATTTTAGGTTATTTTAAAAAAATGAATACACAAGATTTGCAAAAAAAAGCCGAAACGATAAAACAAGAACTTTTAACTTTGAAACAAAAAGGATACGGGAATATAGACACTTCTCAAATTAAAGGGGATTTGTCGTCCTTGCCTTCGCTTTCTAACACCCCTGAAAAAACTTTGCCTGAAAGTTCCCCATCCAACCTTCTTTCATTCAAAGATGTCCTTTCCAAAGCCACCGATTTAGCCAGAGAAAAAAGAAACGCTCTATCGTTGTCATTTATGTCCAGCGTGGCTCCGTCTGGGACAATGGCGGCTTCTGATTTTAATTCCATTTTAGGAAATATGAATACCGCTTCGGAAAAATTTATTGAAGAAAAAACAAAGGGAACTCAATCCAAATTTGAATTAAGGAATGTTGGCAAAGATTTAATGGAATTTGAACTTGATGCATCAGGGAAGGTTATTAAGCATAGAGTTGTGGTAAGTGAGCAAAAACCCGCAGAAATTAAAGATATTTCTGGTTTAAGTGATATTGAAAATATCACAACCAAAGATTTAAAAAACGAAGTTAGAAAGACTTTTAATGTAGATTTTAAAAATAAACTCTTACAGGAATTAACCGACGAGCAATTAAGAGAATTTATGGTTGATTATAAAAACAAACAAAACGAAGAACAAATGACGATTGAACCGGGAAACTTTTATGAAGATTGGAAAAGGGGGATAGGAATTAAAGACAAAAAACAAGAAACATTAACTGATGATGATGTTATAAAACTTATGGATAGCGGATATTCTGATGAAGAAATACAAAGTTTTATAGATAAAGGTTTAAATATGGAACAAATCAATGCTAATAAGTGAAAGAATTAAAAATTTAAGACAAGCATATCCATCTCTCTCTTCCTATTCGCCTATTCAACCAAACCAGCCGATTGATTTAATTAAACCTGTTGAGCAAGAAAGAAGCACTCCACAACAAATAACAAAAACAGACTCCGTTATTGAGGGTCAAGATGTTGTTTCAAGGACAATACAGAGCGCCGCATTGGATATACCAAAAGCATTTGCAACTGCTTTAAGAATTATTACAGAACCCCGAAAACCAAACGAAGAATTTAGAAAATATTTTCCCAACATCTCTCCCGAAAGAACCGAACAATTATCAAGACCAGACAAATTATTAGGCATTGATATTTCATTTCTCAATAAAATAGAAGATAATTTCAAAAGAATTGTTGCCGAACCATTAAATAGAAAATCATTGGATGTCATAGAAATTCTTAATAAAAAACAACAAGAAATAATAAAACCGATTTTTGATGAGAAGCCGGGGCTGTCTAATTGGAAAGAATATACAAATATGATTGTATCTGGCGGTGTTTCTTTTGGTGAAGCAATAGGACTTAGTTTAATAACCAAAAACTCCGCCATCGGAGCAGGTTTTTTAAGTTCCGTTGAATCAACAGACGCTTATAATAGAGCAAGAACAGAAGGAATTAACCACTCAACAGCCCTTAAATCGGCATTTGAATCTGGTGTTGGGACTTTTCTTTTGGAAAAAATCGGGTTAGATTATTTATTTTCATTGGGTGGAGCAAGTAGAATGGCCTCGGCTCTTAAATCTACTGTATTTGAAACAGGACAAGAGGAATTGCAAACAGTATGGCAAAATATAGTAAGGAAAAAAAATGTTGATAAAACTCAAAAAATTTTTGAAGGGTGGTATGAAACAGCAATCAGCACCTCCTTGCCTTCATTTATCGCTGGACTTTTTATTCCTGGAATATCTTTTAAAACCAGACAAGAAATTGTTGGTGATATGGCCAAAGAATCAGGAGTGTCCACTCAACAAGCGGAAAATGCTTTTATGGAAATGGCAGGTATTGCCAGAAAATCACTAGAACAGTTTGAAGAACAAGCCAAAAAATTTGTTCCCGGTCTTACTATTGAAAAAGTTGAACCAGATAAACCCCTCCCCGATACAAGAAAGAGTATCCTAGAATCTGATAAATTTGTAAATTATTCTCCAAACATTGAAAAAAAACTAGGTGTTCCAACTAAAGGTTTTGATTTTAAAAAATGGGAAATATCCCCAGCTATGATGGGAACGATTGAACGAGGTGAAATCACCGACAGTTATTTATTGCTTAAAGACAAATTCATAACTGATAAAATTTTTTCTGAATACTTGGATAAATTAAATAAATTAGAAACAAACAGATTGAAAAAAATAGGAGCAAGTGAGCAGGAAATATCCAATGTGTTAGAAAAAAATACGGAGATTTTAAGAAGTCGGGCAAAAATTTCAAAAGAAACTCCCAATACCGGACAAATCCTTCCTGAAAAAATAAGTGATAAAAAAACAGAAATAATCGGATATAAAAAGGGAACAGAAAAAACTATCTATACATATCTAAAAAATGGAAACGATATTAGCGTAATAGATTCCGACAAATTAGCTTTTATAAAAAAGTATTTGCCAAACGCTGAATTAAGAATGGGAATTACGCCTTCTTCACCGATTCAAATAATAGACAAGGGAGAACTTAAAGGATTGTTGATGCCCATAAAAGCCGAAGTGCCAGAAGAAGCAATAATCGCTTCTAAATCCACATTAAAAGAAATCCCCACTTTAAAAAAGTTGCCCCAAGAACAACAGCCAAAGCAACAAATAAAAAATATGCCAGATAGGGATGTTCGTGAGACCATTCAAAAAACCAGTCCATTGCCCAAAGATACCATTGAGAAAAACATAAATCAAGCCAAAGAAATTCAAAAAGAAATAATCAAGAAAAATCCTCCGACCCCTCAATCGGAAACAGCCGAATGGGAAGGTAAGTTTGAACTGCCAGAGGAAACCAAATTTCAAGCATTAAGAAGAAGCGTTGAGGATTTTAACTTTCGTCTAAAAATTCTCAATAATAAAATAAAAGAAGTGGCGGGAGAACCAATCAAAGAACATTTGGATTTGTGGGCTCAAAAAGATATGCTTCCGAGAAAACAAGGAGATTTGATACGGAGAGTTAGAGACGAGAAAAGGGAATTTGTGGAAGAATTGGTTAAAAATAATATCTTGGTTAAAGACTTGGACGAAAATTTGCACGCCACTCACGCAATAGAAAGAAACGCGCAAATGAATAAATTAAGAATTGAAAAAGGCGAAGAACCGAAAGACGGGTTAAGTGGAATGACGGATGAAAAGGCAAAAGAAATTTTAGCCAAAGAAACTCCTGAAATGAGAAACCAAGCCGACAAAGCCAGAAAAATAGCAAACGATACTTTAACTTTTGAGGTTGAAAAAGGATTGGTTAAATCGCAAGAAGCCAAGATTTATAGAAATACTTATAAATACTATGTGCCTTTATTTAGGGATGTTGAAAATGATTTTACAGGAATAGGCAGGGGGGTAGACATAACGGGTAAAGAATCAAAAAGGGCGACCGGGAGCGAGAAAAGGGTCGTTTCTCCTTTGGGAAATATCTTTTTCAGAAAAGAAAGAGCTGTTGTCAGAGAATTAAAAAATCAAATAGGAAACACTATTATAAAAGCAACTAAAACCTATCCTTATTTAAAAGACATATTCAAAATTGAAAAACAAAAATATCTGCCAAGATTTAATTCAGAAGGAGAATTGCAATTTTTAGACCCGAAATTCAAAATAGGCGACAATATCATAGGAACAAAAATAGAAGGGTCTCAATATTTTATAACAGTCAGCGATGCTAAAATAGTAAGAGCTTTAAAAAACTTGAATTTAGCCAGAGTTCCAAAAGGAATAAGATTTTTAAGAGATATGCTTGGTGTATGGAGTTCTTTTAAAACTCGTTTTAGACCTGAATTTTTGATAACCAACTTTGAAAGAGATTTGGGTGAAGCCCTTATAAACCTTGGTGTGGAATCGGGCAGTATCCAAGCTAAGGGATTAAGGCGAGATGTGGTTAAAAATCTTTTCCGTTCTCAAAAAAGAATTTGGAAATACTTACGAGGGGGAAGAGATAGTATTGTTGATGAATATTTTAAACTTGGTGGAGATGTGGGACATTTCTGGGTTGTTGATGCCGAAAAAACGGAAAAATCGCTTATTCAAATTGAAAAAGAAATAAAAAATGCAGGGATAGAAAAATTAAAAAATCCAGTCAAAACAGCAATAAAAGTCATAGACAATATCCAAAGTTCCGTTGAACTTGGAGTAAGATTTTCCGCTTATGAACAACTTGTCAAAAGAGGAATGAGCAAAGAAAAAGCGATTCAAAGTGTAGCAGATTTAACTGTTAATTTCGCTAGACAAGGCGAGTTATCTCCTTTTTTGAAATCTTTTTATGGTTTTATCAACCCAACGATACAAGGTTCGTCAAAAGTTATTCGTTCTATTGCAAGCAAGACTGGCAGAAAAAGAATAATAGAATCGGTTATCGCCTTAACAATGGTTGGATTTTTTACTAGATTAGCATCTATCCTTATAGACGAAGAAGGAGATGAACAAATACCGGATTGGGCTAAAAATCACAGAATGACTTTTGCTATTGGCAATGGAAAAACTATATCTATATGGAATATGCCTTATGGATATACTTCTTTCTTTTCTTTGGGAAATAATATCGCTGAAATCACAATGGGGAAAAAAACCCCAGAGGAAGCGATAAAGAGCGTGATTGAAACATCTATTGACAGCTTTTCTCCTTTTGGAACAAATTTAAGTGATTTAATTCCCACACTTGCTAAACCGATTTTTGAAATAAATCAAAATAAAGGATGGTATGACAATAAAATTTATCCTAATCAGGTTTTTACAAAAACCCCTCAATCAGATTTTAAAACTTATTTTGATAATACAAACAGCGTATCTTTGTTCGTTACCTCAATGCTTAATAAAATATCGGGCGGGAGCGATACTAAAAGCGGGCTGATTGATGTCCACCCAGATAGTTTGGAATATGCTTTTGACCAATACTTTGGGGGGCCGTTTGAGTTTGCCATCAGTTCAATGGAAGCGGGAGCTAGGGGGATAAAAGGAGAATTTGATATCAATAAAACTCCTTTTGTCAGACAATTTATCAGGGAAGGAAAACCATCTTCTTTCTCTTATGGAGTGATATACGATACTTTGGAAAGGGCTTTTAAAAAAGACATTTCAAATTTAGAAGAAGAAAGATTTTATCGGGCAGTTAAAATAGGACTAAAAGAAAAAGTGTTTGACAAGGATAGGGCAAATGGTTTTATACAGGATTTTATTAAAGCCAAATATCAAATAACTGGAAGCGTTACAAATCCAATAAACAAAGCCAAAATAAATAAAAAAATGCCCACAGAAGACAGGATTAAATTATTAAGCACTTATTCTGACCGAACCCAAAAAGAGTTTGAATTTCAAGAATCTCCCCTTGACAGACTTAAACGATTAAGAGAATTAGCTAAATAATGGTATAATAAAAACAATGGAAAAAGAAGAAACAAAATTAAGTCCAATTTATGTCCCCACCCCGCAAGAGCAGGAAGACCGCACTCGTGTTTATGAGCATATAGAAACAATGAGGCAACTCAAAGACCAAGCAATGCCCCATTTTCAGTCTGGCCCGGACGGAGCAAGGTCTTTCAACTCCTACATTGACGATTCGGAAAGAATGCTGAATGGATATTCGCCTTCAAGGGAAGACCAAGGCAAAGAAGAATGGCAATCAAACCTTTTGGATAATGTTACAAGGTCTAAACTAAAAGCGGTGGCGGCCGGTGTGGGATTAAGAGTTCCCGAAATGACATTTGAAGCTGTTAATGAAAATGGATTGCGTTCGGCTTTGCGGGCGGAAGTTATCAAGAACATCACCAAGCAAACATACGCCGACACTAATCAAACTTTAAACGCCTATCTTGAAGTATGGAGAATGATGTCTCACGGAGTTATCTTTGAATACGAGGGATTTAAGACGGGCGGAGCAATACAAGAAAAGGTGGAGTCTTTTGATTCTCTCACCGGAGAAGTTAAAACCAAAAAAGAATACCGCAAAATGGACGGCAAGCCGTTTAACACCCTTATCAGCCCGCAGGAATTTTACTGGTGGACATTTTTTGTCAGGGATATTCAAGACCAGCCCCGCTTGGCTTGGGTTCAGCATTATACGAAGCGGGAATTAGAATTGGAATTTTCAAAATTTCCTAAATATAAATATGTCAAAGACAAAGCGGAAACTTCCAAATT